GCTTGCTTATTTGCTTTTTGAATAATACCAAGGCGGTCATTAATTGCTTGCCCGACCACTCTCTGCGGTGGATTAAAGTTGCGATACTCAAGATTCGATTTACCCTTTTCCAGAACCTCAACCATTTCTTTTAGTCGTGATTTAGTCGCCTTGTTTGCGGCTGCAATCATGGCTACTGCACCCTCATCAACACCCGCTTTAATGGCGTTCTTTTGTAGCTTATCGGGGATTACTTTTCCTGCATCATCAAGCTTGAAACCAGCCGCCGCAACATCGCCGGATTTTCTATAAAGAGGGAGCTTTGCCGCGTCCTTGGCTTTGCTTGGCATCGCATCAGAGATTGCGTTTGTTGCGGTTTTTACTGGCGCAGAATCTGCCACAGCGCCTGCAGCCAGTTTAATGGGCTCAGCTATTTTAGCCGAACCTAGGCCTAAGACTTCTTCGGCTGCGCCTTTTACGGTGTTTAAATTTCGTCCAGCTACAGGGGCAAGTCCAGCGCCAGCAACTAAAAGCTTGCCAGAAGCCTGCACCGCATCCCTCGCCAGCCCTTGCTCCATGTAGCCGCCATCATCCCCAAGCGTTTCAGATAGAGTTGGCATTCGCCACTTGCTCCCCGCAAGCTCCGCAATTGCATTGACGTTATTAGGGCCAAGAAAATCAAGAGCATCAAATATGCCCTTGTTCGCCGCCGCCGCCAGTTCAGCAACTGCATTTGAATATCCGTTGCCAAGCGAGCGGGGGTTATGTTGTGCCTGCTCCATAGCTTGAACTGGCTCTGGCTGAACTGCTGGGCTTTCTGCTGAAGCAAAATATTCATCAATCGCCTGCCCCATCTGCTCCGGCGTTGTACCTTCTGGGAAAGTAAATTTCTTTCCGTTCGCATGTGCTATTGGCATCTATTCCACCGTAAACTGAATTCCAGTTGAAGAAGTAAAGCCGCCTGTTGTTCTAGCTGCAGGCTGCTCCCCTAGCTTAGCTCTGACAATGCCATCAATGTTTTCGATTTTTGCTTTGATTGCTTCTGGATGATCTTTCCGTGTTGGAACCATGTTGAGCAACATTTCTTGGTCGCGATCCGTAAACGTACCCTCTCCCGCACCACGAAATAGCTGTTTCAGGACGGGGGCCATTGCAGCCACTGCACCATCAGCCACCTGCTGATCTGATGTTAAAGAAATCCACCCCATTCCTGGGCCTGTTCTGGTGTTGCTTAAGGCAGACACCAGCCCGGCCATAGCTTCATCATATACTGCCAAAGATCGAGTGTTTGATTTAGTTGTGACACCTTCATCCACTTGGTTTTTGACGCTTTCAACCGCTTCAACAACTGCTGATTCAACTTGAGGCTTAAGCTCTAGCTGCTCTGATAGTTTGCCCTTCTCTTTTGCTGCCGACTCTTTGCCAGCTACTGCGGCTTTATAATCAGCCACAGCGTTAGTTAGTTCTTGATCGGATGCAATACGCTCGTCTGCGCTCGTGCTTGCGCGAGGGTCTAGGCCAAGCTTGATTCTGCGCGCCCTCTCTATTTCTTGATCATTAAGCCCTTGTGTTAAAGAGTTAAACTCGCGAGTTCCGGCATCACTTGCAATAGGCTTGTACTGACTGAGAATGGCTTTACCCTGCGCCAAGCCTTCATCTGTTGCCAAAATATCCCAGTCGTCATCATCAAAGCCGTACTTCCTGAGCCCGTCTTTCATAAACTCGATCTGTGCGACTCGGCTCTCTGGTGGCACTTTTTCAAGTGATTCCATGGTTCGATAGAGTTGCGCACCCTTCGCTGCATCCATCTGGAAAGTATGCTTTTCTGCTTCTCGTCCTGCTGCTTGTGTTTGCAGGTCTAGCAGTGCATTTTGGCGTGAGAGATTAGCCTCCTGATTCTGTGTTTGAAGATCAAGCAAGGCATTCTGTCGAGCATTGGCAGACGACTTGTAATGGGTGTTAAATGCGTTATCTACTGCGTCACTAATGCCCGCTACACCTTGAGCCGGAAGCAGTGCTAAGCGTGTATCAACTTGAGCCATTAGGCACCCCCTAGGTATGCAGCACCAAGCTGGCCGCCAAGATTTAGCAGGTTGTTAAAGCCCTGCTGTCGAGCGTTTGCCGCGCCTACTGTTCCTGATGCAAGTGCGTTGCCTTTTTGCACTGTTAAATCTGCAATAGCGTTGCCGGTTGTTAATGCAGTGTTTGCCTGCCCTGCTGCGGATGATTGGCCGATGTTCAAAGCATTGAATAGGTTGTTCGTTTGATTCTGAAGCATTGGGAAGGCTGTCAGGAGCGCATTATCGTTAAGCTCTGCAAGCGTGCTGCCGGAGTTCAACAGGCCTCTTGCCGCATTGCTCGCTAAAGACGCTTTATTGGTCTTATCTAGCGCCAGATCGAATAGCGGATTGCTGTTTAGGTAATCCATCTGGCCTTCAGGCGTTAATAGCTGCTGAAGTGGATCAATATAGCCTTGTCCAAACTCAACAAAGGGCGCTAAGTCTGCCCGTGCTAAATCTCGCGATTCCCGTTGAAGTGCAATTGATTTATCTGTGGATGCGGCTTGCTGTGCTGCTGCCTTATTTGCCGCGTCTTTTGCATCACCGCCTAAAATAGTGCCGTCAACAAATTCAAAAGCCTTGTCCAGCCCGAGACCGCCCGTAATACCTTTTGTAACGCTTGAGAAAAACCCCATAAAGCCCCCTTATACCTTCGGCAAGCCAGATTCGTGCTGAATGTTCACAATCGTTCCAGTATTAGCTTGTTGGAACTGGATAAAATCTGACTTTTTCATTACTGGAATGGTGACGAGTACAAAGTCATTCGCCGGAACGTCTGCGCTAAAAATCTTATTGGTATCGCTTGCTGTGCCGCCATCGGGCACCAAGTGGCCTGTGACGGTTTCGCTAGATACTGTTGTGTTGGTGAGTCGGACAACCATATTCTCAACAATGCTCTGACCCTCATTCAGGGTAAAAACAGTGGCGAGCGAATTGGTTAAGAGCGTTGGCTCAAATAATTTTTTCAGTGTTACGGCCATCAGGTAAGCTCCAAGTCTCGGATTCGGGATTCAATTTGTTTCAGTCGCGCTTCAAGGCTTGCGTCTTCTGGCGCTTTCGGTTGCGGTTTGATGAGTTGCGCCTGTAGCGCTTCTACTTGGCGCTCAAGGTCTTTCACTTGTTTTGTAAGCTGTCGAAGCTCGGTAAATTTGCGCGAGTCTTCCGCCTCGGTGGTGAAAGATAGGCTTTCGATGAAATCCTCATAGCCGCCTGTTCGCTCCCATAACTGATTCAGAAAATCGAGAAGCGGTTTAGGCAGTCCAAGGCGAGATAAAGCTGCAATGGGCGGGTTGACGTTTGGCATTACAAACCGACCTCAATATCTGCACTTAATTTGAAGAAGTGGCATTCAATAGGATCTGTTACTTTGAAGCGGTAGATGCGATTTAATGATGCGCCCAAGCTATCCCAAGTGACGCGCCACTGGTAAGCGCCTAGAACCCCCGCAGAGCGCCAGAGTTCGTTACTCCATGTTCTGCCAAGATCATCAGAATACTGCATCATTATTTGTGGATTCTCGCCCTGCCCCGCAACAAGACCACTGCCGCTATTCAGAACTAGTTCAAGACGATTCCAAAAAACATGTTTGCCGGGCTCAGCCACTTTCTCTGAATAGAATGGCTGCGTGGTTCGTGCTCGCTCTATTGTTAGCCCGTTATCGGTGAATGTGGATAAATCCCATTCGTAGATGTTCCCGTTGCGGTAGTCTGAAATAAGATGCTTGCCGAACGCCCGGCAGTAGCCGTTTGCGATATGCCTTCCACCATCCACGCCGGAAGACGACTCAAACCAAAAGCCAAACGCCTCCGAATAAACCCATGTTTTGCCTGCGCTAGGGAACGAGAAGAAAACAAAATTCTGGCCTTGTAGCTTGAGCGAAAATGCAAAGCAGTCTGAGACAGTTTCGTAGCTCTCGATTGCATTACTGACTGCAATACTGGATGCGGGAACAGCTTGATAGCCAGATAGATAATGAATTGATCGATCACTGCCCAAGAAGTACATGGTCTTATCCGTGTGCGTTACACAAAACGGGCCAGCGCTACCAACCTGAGACAAGCCACCCTCTATTCGACTGATAGGCGGCTCAATACTCCCGTTCACATACCAAGGCTCGACCGATTTGGAGCCAAGAAAGTAAAGCTGTTGATTAAAGGCATAAACGCTGTTTAATGTGTCAAAAACAGACTCGGCCTGTCCTTTATCCAAAGCTGAAACGTCAAAACCATTGCCCGGAAACGATGCCGACCAATAGCCATCTGTGCCAGTGAAAAAGAAAGTGCCGTTTAGAAATGCAATTGACGAGGGGTTTGCGTTATCTTCATCAGTATTTGCCTCAACAGTGCTTCCATCGGTTCGGTACAGCTTCCCAGATGTGACGAAATACAGGTAATTCGCATCTGCCGCAAAAATGCATCGCCCACCTCCGGCAACATCGCCGACTTCAGTCTGTGTGCCTGCTGAATTCACCTTGTAGAGCTTTTGGCCGTTCACCGCATAAACGATTCCGCCCCATTCGTGAATGCCACGATTTACGCCCGCCCCTGTCGAGAATAACTTTGCCCCAGGCCAAGAAAGCAGTGCAGATGGACTAAGGCCCGCCGCCACCGGCTCAGGATACATATTTCTAGTCACCTGAGCAGATAGCGGGACTGTTCGGCTCTCGTATGATGCGCCGACTAATGGAATATTGATGTTATACATCAGTAGTCCGTCACCTCTGTTGTTGACACATAACTAGGAAATACAAGTGTTCTTAACTCCCCTTCCGCATTGCCTGCTGAAAACTGCAAGCGCTGCCAGCGAGAATCACTAACGCCGTATTCATTGGCTAATTCAAAAGCAAGAAGGGCTACAACTGGTTCAACGCAAGCATCAGGCACTTCGCCTGCCTTTGCCCATACTGCAAGCTCTTTTGCGAGCAGACGACCATAAACTGAGTCATAAGCCGTAGACGCTTGCAGATCTTGGTCACCCGTCATGGTTTGGCCAGACGCGAGAACGCCAAGCCTACGCAGTGCTTTTTGTTTTACGCTGAGAAGTGCCGCCACTGACCACCTCGAAATCTGGATTGTTTTTAGCTTTGTCAGCAAACGCATCAGTCAATTCGATGACTTCACCCGTTTTAACGCGCTTCCCGTCATAGCAAGGCGCTTCACCTTCAACGTGCTTGATAAACTTAAATTTCATAGGAACTCCAAAAAGAAAGGGCTCCGAAGAGCCCTGATTGGTTAAGCGTCAGCTACAGATGCCGCATAGACTGTAACCATGCCCCAGTCCTTGTCGCCGTACTGAACCTTATCCACGCCACGAAGCTCCATGAATCCAACGCCATGCTGGAAGCCATAGTCATCTTCTTTGCGGATGGTGGTTTTAGTACGCTGCGCCCATGCAACACCAAGCGCTTGAGTGCCACACAAGAACCCTGGGGCTACATCGATACTGCCAGCACCGGCACCTGACAAAACGCCAAGTTCAGGAATCTCGCGCACGATAACGCCATCCCACTCGAATGAGTTAGGGCCCGAGAACAGCGGGTTAGACTTGCCGCGCTCCATTGCGTCCTTCAAGTTGCCTGAAGAAACCAGCCATGCACGAAAATCACGGAACTGCATAGAGTTCACGAAATAAACGTAAGTTTCGTAATCTTCAGAGAACTTGAATGGGCGAATGCCATCACCGTTAGCTGTCACAGCCGTTTGAGCCATGCGCTTAGCCAAGGAGATGGTGTCGCCAGTTACTTTGTCGGCGGTGTTGTCGATGTTAGCCAGAGAGGCCGAGTGGTCGTTAGTCGCGCCACCAGCAGGAGCCGATGTAGAGACATTAGACTTTGCAGAGCCAAACAAAATGCGATCCGTGTTTGCATCCAGCCACGCGTCTTTCTGCGCCTCTGTTGCAGAGCCATAATCAACGCCGCCAATACGGTGCATCGCGCTGATGATATCGTCGCGCAAATAGCGCATTTGAAGATCTTTCAACGCTGTTTTGCCGCAGTTGCGAATATCGATAGGAGATGCTTGCTCTTCCTCGACATTCACCACTGTTGCATCACGGACAACGCCAACAGAAATCTGATGACCATCGTTAGGTAATGCTTTTTCATTACCAACCAGGGTACTTGAGCCGTCGTTATAGCCGCCAGACTTATCCAAAGCGCCAACCAAAGGAATGGTGATTGCATCACCCTTTTTCTTGGTCAGGTCTTCTTTAAGCATGATGATGGAGTTTTGAGACGTCCCCATATAACGCTTAAAGCGATTACTGCGGATGTACTCTTTGTGTGCGGTGGCATCCCACTGTTTGACGCGGTTAGCCGTGGCAATAGTTGTATTAGCCATGATTATTTCCTCGAATGTTTAAGAGTTAATTACCTAAAATGTCCGTGAGCGATTCATTGCCGGGGATCGTGTCATCTGAGCCTAAAGACCCTTTGGCACCGGACGGAGGGAGGGATTCAGCCTTTTTAAGCTTTGCTTCATACTGTTTGCGAATTTCGGCTTCTGCGGCCTCAAGCCTTGCCTTAACCTGCTTTTCAACCTCGCTCGCTACTGCTGAGTCAAAATTGTCAAACTGGCTCATACGTTCGTGCTTGATAGCCATGTCATAAGCAAACTTCGCAGGATTGCTTGAAGCTTGTAGTTGCGAGACTAGCGCGGGGTTTTCCTTTGCTAACTCCAGGAATACAGCTTCTTTTTCATCGTAATCGGCGTGCTTATCGCGCATCATTTCCTGAGAAATAGATGTACGGATTTGCCACTGAGTCGCAGCGTTTTTGTTGTCGAGGTACTTGGCATAGCCTTCAGGGTCTTCAACCGGATCGGGCACCGTTTCTGGTTCCGGCGGCTGAGCCTGCATGCTTTCCAGCTTTCTCTCTAACTCTTGACGCTTGGCTCTTTCATCCTTCATCGCTTGATAAAATGCTTTATCCTGCTCTGTGGATGGCTCCCGCTCTTCAGTGGGTTCCTCTGTCTGCTCTTCTGGCTCCGAAGTCGAGCCCTCTTCTACTTCCGCTGATTCCGTTTCTTCCTCTTCAGTTTCAGCCGTTTCTTCGGCCTCTTCTGTTTCGAGGGTTTCCACTTCATCATTTAAAAGATCATTCAAAGTTTCTTCGCTCATTGATAGCTCCTAAACGCCCGAAAACAGCGGCGGCCTGCTGCCAAAAAGGCATAAAAAAACCCGCACTAGGCGGGCTTGTTAATACTTGAAAGTTAAAGTGTGACTTGTAGGTTTGGATCAGGAGACCTAAGCGCCAATTGAGCCTCTATCTGGCTTTTGGCTGCGTCTGCCTGATTCTTCATAATTTCTGAGCCGATCTTTTGCGCCTCGGCTTCAGTTTTTGCGATCTCCGCCAGCATTTGGCGAACCTGTACTTGCTGCATCTGCTGCTGTTGTTGTGCAATAGCGGCCTTTTGCTGATCATCGCCTTCCAGTTCATCCAAGATCTGGTCTTTATTACGTAATGAGCTCATTCGGATAAGCATTGGTGTTGGTATATCCCCGCGCTGCGAAGCAATGCTTGCAATCATCTCGAACTGCTCTGCCTGAATATTGATGAGGTCTGGCGCTTCATCAATGATGATGTCTACATCGAGCTCAGCCACTACGTTATCCATCTGAACAGGCTGCGCAAGCATCGGGTTCTGCTGTATTGCCATTTGCAATTCATTACCGAAACGCTGCCGGACTTCAGCTTGGCTTAGATTGGTTTGCTCCATCACCATCTGCTCAGCCTGGGTAACAGGAACGTTCAAACCGACCCATTTAAGGTTGTTTTCGTCATCAGTGATACGCACCCATTTTTCTGATTGCCAGAATTGGCGCACCCTGTTCCATATGGCCCGATAGACGCGCTTTTTCCATTGTTTATGGGCATCGGTAAATGGTGTCAGCTCTATTTGCCCAGACTGGCTTCTGGCCTCAAGGGCTCGCCCTGATTGCACGCCTTCACTCGCTACAGAACCAGTTTGCGCAAGATTGTCTAGATCCCGTTTAGCTTCTTGGAGCAACTGAAACTGTCCAAGCGCCATATCTCCGGTATCGAAGACCCCGAAATCCTTTCCTAGTTCGCCGTGCTCGATTTCTAGATGCCCGTCAGGCTTAGATAGTTCTGCCTTTGCCTTGCTTGGAGTCTTGCCAAATACACCCTTCTTGGCCCACGTTTGACGCTGAGAAAGCAAGTGAAGAGATTTTGACTCTCGTTTGTTGATTGCGTCTTGCTGCGAAATCATTAGCCGGGCGTAGCCATAGCGGCAGTTCTGTCGATCAACCATTGGGCTTTGTGCCTCAATCGGACAATCCGGCTGACCATCTTCGTCAAGGTACGGGCTTTCCCCCTCCCAAATCATCCCTGCCTTGGTATAGATAGCATGCATCCATTTGCCACCTTCTAGATACCAGATATAACTGATTTTCGTACGCTTTCGGCTTGAGTCTGACCACGTTTTATAAGCCGGTCGATCATCCTCAGTCTCTCCGAACATGCCTGATGTGTCGCTAGTATAATCAAGCTCTTTTTTGTAGCGTTTAGCTAAATCCTCAGCCTCCTTGTGATCCATCCAGCGAATAAACCCAAGATAATTGGCGTCTGAAAAATCCTTCTCTCTTGAGTGAGGGTCGCGAAAGAAACGATCCCAAGGAATACGGCTTACCGTGATTTCGTAGTCATCAAGCGACTTAGGCTTTACTTCAATAATGCATGCGCCGATACCTTCAACCAGCATATCTTCAAAACAATCAGAGCTAGTTACATCAAAGTTTTGGTTCTCTGTGACGTAGCGGATCGCATCGCTGGCAGCGTGTGCAGCGTCTTCGTGGAGCGGCGTTCTAGGATAGGCCTTGGGGTCTTGACGAGTTTGACGCTCTGCGCCAAGCAGGAAGTTTATTTTCTTTTGAATATAGTTAACGATGACAGGCGCTTGCTTGCGCTCTGCCAGTACGGCCAACTGATCAGGTGTGAGCTGTTTATGGTCATAGTAATCACGGTCACGCTCGGAACGCGAACGCTCTTCTTGCGTTGCCTGCGCTGCATCTTCGTAGTATTTAACTAGCTTTTCTAGATTGTCATCCACGAGTCATCACCGTCATCATCAATATCATCGTAACCGTCTTGAATTGTTCCGCTCTCAGCTTCTAGCGGCTGCGAATAAGGCCTAGACATGCACATATATCGCCATTCATCAGCCGCATGATCTTCTGCTGTTGTGTCTAGGTCTTCTGGTTTGTTTTGGTCGTGCTGAAGTACTGGGATTGTTCTTATTGAGTCTTTGCATGTATCAAACACATAAATCGTTGGGCGACTATCTTCGCCTTTCATGCGATTTCGCATCTGATCCCAACCGCCCATCGCTCCACGCGATGAGACTCGTTTATTGTCTGCTGGGCGAAACGGAAGCCTCATACGCTCTGCAATTGAAGGCCCGCCGTCTTCGGCAAATATTGCAGGGTCGGCAATATAGTAATCAGGCTCTTCTATTTGCCTATCTCTAATGCCCTGCCCAACCTGTTCGGCAGTAAGCTTCAGGCCAACATTTGGCGATTTTGCGCCATACCACTCTCGGTACCGTATAAGCGAGTTTTGAGGAATGCGCTTGCCTTGATATATATAATCTTCAGAAGCAACCGCCCACCAACCAACGGAAAACGGGCGAGCAGAGCCCCAATCAAAAGAAACAGCCCGCGTCCAATGGCTTGGGATCTCAAACGGCCGCAGAACCATATCTTGAGACCAGCAATCAAAGAACGCGCCATCAATGACATTCCAGTCGCCATCAAGCCAAGCCCGAACAAGTTGCTCCGAGCCCGTCTCTTTCAGCCGAGCAACATATAAAGGGTCTTCGTCCGTTAAAATCTTGTTATCAGTTAGTCGGGACGGAATAAAGACACGCTCTAGCCCGTTTTCGTCTCTGAGTATCTTCCAGCCTCCCGGGGCTGGATCAATATAACGAGCCTTTACCCAATTATGCCCGGGGCCGCCCGGGTTGGCCGTCGCTCTAAAACCAACGGGCACCCCTTTGCCGCTTCGTAGCGTGCCTTTGATTTTCATCACAGGCTTTGGGTCTGGGTAATTTGTTAGCTCTTCAAAATAGACTCTTGTGTAGTCGTGCCCTTGATACTTCTCAGCGTCTGAGTCGCGCTCTAACGGCCTAAACTTTAGAAGCGCTCCATTTGGAAATCGCCACGTTTTTTTCTGCTCGTTCCACTCGGCACCAAGGCGAAAATATATCTCCTTGCTTCGCTCTATAGCCGCTTCAAGTTGTGGCAATTCGCGGCGAAAGAAAATGCCTTTTGCATATTGCCCGTACCTGTGCGCGTGTATCGGCCAATCACCGCCAATCATCGCGTCTGTCTTACCGCCTCCACGAGCACCGCCGAAGAGAATTTCATAAACAGGGCAGCGAACTAGTGCAGCTTGCGGCCCAGCCTGTGGGCTCCATGCTATTTCGGCTTGTGAGCGCTGAGCCATTCTTCACTATTAACAGGCGTGTCCGATACTTGAGCAAAATTGACGTTACTTTCAACACGCTGAACGTCTGCCCAGTCATCTCTGAAGCGGTTTTTCATGTTGTAGATCATTAACGTGGCATTAGCGTCCTTGTTCTCGCCAAGCGCAGCCTTTTTAAGCTCGTTTTCCCAAAAGGCTTGGGCGTACACCATCCCAGTTTCTACGGCTTCTGCAAACTCCGCCACATACCACTCGCCTTCAGGATTAATCCATTCATAAAAAACCGGGCGAGAAATACCAAGCTCTACGCATATTTGAACTTTTGAGAAGCCTTGCTTCATAAGCTCCAAAACCGTATCGCACATAGCGGGCTCATACTTCCGCTTTCTGCCCATTAGTATTCACCTACTTTTATTTTAAAGCTGCGTTCGAGCGTTCTTCCCGCACCAGACACAGCGGTTATTTTTACATCTGCTAGGACTTTATCTTTCCCACCAGACAGCCATATCTGCACTTTATTTCCGTCACGATACGATGCACTCACAGCGATGTTGTTAGCGGTAATTTCAAAACTTGATATAGTGTCTGATTGAAGAGCCGCCCCAAAGTCCATCAAAAAATCCAGTACATCTGATGTATCTTTGATAAATACGGGCACGTCTGCATTACCAATTGATGAAACAAAAATGGTTCGGCTAAATGGCGTTTCGACTGTGATTGATGTGGTTGCAGCAGCCTGTACAGTTACCGTCCTTGTCTTCTGAGCTGCGCTATTGCCTGCTGCGTCATCAACGTTATAAGTGACGGTGTAAACGCCTACCGTGTTAGGGTCTACTGTGTCGCCTGCCACGACAACGCTGTTAGAGATATCGCCGTCATTGTTATCTGTGGCTGTATATCCAGGCTCTGAGTATGTGCCCCCTTCTGTAAGCGTTACATCGCCACCTGTTAGTGTGATGACTGGGATAGTCTGGTCGGTGACATTAACTGTGCGAGTGACTTCTGTCGCAGCGTTTCCGGCAGCGTCAGATACGTTGTAACGGATGGTGTAAGTGCCGACCGTTCCAGTATCAAAGGATGCGCCAGTGGTGACAATGTCGCCTGTTAGGTTGCCATCTACACCATCAAGAGCCGTTGCGCCTGCATCGTTATATGCTGAGCCTTGGGCATGGGTAACAGTTGCCGAGCCATTCAGTGTGATAACTGGGGCTTCGCCATCCGTCACCGCAGAAGTCGCCGCGCTTGGAACTGTTTCTGGCGTGCCTTGCTGGTCTGTATAGCTAGCCCTTACCGATAAGGCCGCGCCATAATCAGCAGAAACCACGTTATAAGTTGAGCTGGTCGCGCCAGAGATAGGAGATGCGCCGCGATACCATTGATAGGTGATTGTGCCTAGACCGTCTTCATCAGCCAGAGTATTCGAGGCTGTGAGCGTGTC